TTTTAACTCACGTCTTAATTGCAATATCCTATTTTTACCTTCATCCTCAGATCTTTCTTGCAAAACTTCCAGTGATCCAAGCGGAGATTCAGAAAGTAACCAACCCTCATCAGGTTTTACTATTTCTTTTTTAGAAGCAGTAAAAACTCCCTTTAACGACTTGTTGTATCTAGTAAACTCACCAATAATTGTCTTATTAAGATGCTTTATGCGTTTAATATTGTATTTAAGTTCACCAATTCTCACTTCCCAAAACCTTTTCTCTTCTTGAGTTTCCGATTCCAACATATATCTAGTTGTTTGATTAAGTTTAACATTTAATTCTGTATAAACCTTCATTAATTCCCTATTAGTTTTTGTTAACTCTTTAAAAGCCTCATTTCTTTGAACCTTTAAAGCTTCTTTAAGATCCTTTTCAGATAATGGTAATCTCTGCCTTAAATTTTTGGATAACCCTTCAACATTAACATCAGAAATCTGACTAAAAACATTTTTATAAAACCAGTTTATATCTTTCCGAATTTCCTTCATGCTATCCTTAAAACCAATCATAAACTGCTCTTTCTTCATTAATTTTTCTTCTTTCAACAATCTAATTTGCTCACCAAGCTGTTCATTGGTTTTAAGAATTGCTTCGCCTTCAAGATTTCTATAACTTATTAGTTCGGGATATTTACTAACCAACTCACTATGAGTCATTGCATTTTCTTTCATTACTTTTTGTATTTCTTTGTATCTATTTATTTTTTTACTAATTTGTATTACTTCATCTTGACCTTGCTTAATGTTCTCAATAAGTTTCATCGTATTGGAAGATATTTCTGCAGAAGTTTTATTAAAATACTTATATAGCTTATATCCAATAATTCCAGCAGAAGCAGCAGCAAGAGCAATTAATCCAGCAACTCCACCTGGAATTGCAGCAGTTAAAGCAACTAGCCCTCTCTTAATCCATACTAATTTTGCAGAAAGAACTCCTAAGCCAATATGTTTTACTGCTTTTCCAAAGGTTTTAAACCTCTTTGTTATACCTTTTAATAATTCAGACACAGTCCTATAATCTTCTCCTCCTTTTTTAAACTTGTTTGAAAAGAATAATAGGAGTTTACTAGCTACAACAAATTGAGCAAAAACAGCCAATATTTGAACAACTGAAGACATGAATTCTCTAGTGAAACTACTGGTTTCACTAAATGATCGTCCTATTTGTCCAGAAAAGACAGCTACTTGAGCCATCATCTTAACCAAAGGCTCAAAACCCAATCTAATAAGAGCTTCTAGGGATTGTTGTAATTGCTTAAAGGCAACATCTGGCTTTTCCAACATAACTCGTGCCATAACCTCAGCAGCATCTTCTGCTTCATATTTCAGCTTATAAATATTATTATGCAACTCATCAACATTTCTTATTAGAGTAATAAATGTCTTGGCTCCACGCATTCCCATACGCTCAAATATTGTACCAACTTCTTCAACTGTTAATGAACCTTGTTTATATTTTTTATTAAGTTTATCCAAAATATCTATTAAATCAAGCGGTCCTTTTAAATTAACTTTAATTCCAAAAGCTTCTGAGAATTGTACTGGTTGTTTAGCAATTCTACTTAAAACAGTCTGCATAGATCTACCGGCAATACCAGATTTAATTAAATGATCATTGAGAGTTCCTAATAAAGCAGACATCTGGAGAAAAGTAAGATTACTTTCTTTACCCATAGCCATGAGATATTTATAACCTTCACGTAATTCATTTAACTCAACCTGATGATCTCTAAACGTAGCAACAACTATATCATTTATGTATTTAAATTTCATTTGCAATGAAGTAACACCTTCTATGCTATTTTTGAAATTATTATAAACAGCAGCAACCATCTTAGTTGAATCGGTTACATCACCCTCAGTTGCAACCAACATATTCATAGTGGAATTAAGAGCAGCTAAATTCTCCTCAGCAGTTAATCCAGCACTACCTAATTGGTAAAGAACCTCACCAACATAATCAGCTCCTTCACCAAACTTAATCATTGCAGTAACACCTTCTGTCTCGTATCTTTTTAATACTCCAGCAGTAGTTTCAAACTCAGACCTTGCTGTTCTCATTGCTCTCGCCATCTGGTGTTCAACTTCTATTACAGAACCTAAAGCTTCTTTGAATCCACGAATGGCACCAAACATAACACCATATCCTAGAACCCATGCAGCTTGAGATTTCATCATGTCTTTGAAACCTCTTAGTTGCGTACGAATTGTTCCACGAAAAGCTTCAGCAGTACGGTCAAGTTCTCTACGTTCTTTCATCTGTAACTTAGACAAATCCTGCTCATACTTTCTTCTTTCTTGAGCAACTATCTGCAGCCTTCTTCCAACAGATTTTAAAGCTTGTTCCTCATTTCTGTACTGTGTTGTTCCTTTCTTGCCCTGCATTTCCAACTTGGCAATTTTATCCAGATGCTGATCCATAATTGCATTTAATCCAGCTTCTGTACTTTTTAACTTATTAATGTTATCGGACAAAACTCTCATACCAGAATTAAGCCTAACAATGCCCTGTCCCCATTTATCTGCATCAACACCAACAGCCTTAAAACGTAACCTCAATTCTCTTGTTAGTTCACTAATCTTCCTTTGATTTGTCTCTAAATCAAGAAATTCTTTACGATTATGAGCAACGGCTTGTGAGAGAACTTGCATTGTTTTAGAAACATTGTTCGCACCATCAGCTAATCTTCTTAATTCCTTATCTTCTCTAACAACAACATCAACTGACTCTTTTAAATCAGAAGTGAGCTTATCTGTCTTATCGCTCACTTTTTCTTCTCCACGAACTACTCGTGACAACGTTTTCACAAATTTATCATGCTCACCTCTTAAACGCTGAGATTCACCCTTAGTTTTATTCATCTCTCTAGCCACTCTTTGGAGTTCCATGGCCCTTTCTTTCTCAACTCCAGAAACGGACTTACTAAGTTCTTTTGTTCTTTGAATTTCATCTTCTGTGAGAACCCCGCCACCCGCTAACTTCTCTCTATATCCTTCTTGAACTTTTCCCTCAAATTTAGTTATACCTCCAGCACGTCTTTGTAATTCAGCAAATCTAGAATCTAATGCAATAGCTTCTTTTAATTTATTATCATATAATGTTAATTGCTTTATTAGATTTTCAGTATGAGCAGCTTTTTTAGTTTGTGCATTATCTGCAGAAGATTCAGCAGAAACATAGTTACTCATTGTAGCAGATAAATCATTAATCATCTTATCATACTGAGTCATTTTAACTTTAGTTAAATTAACACTTTGACCTAACATTTGTTGTTTCAAATAAGTTTGTGTTAAAGCTTGATCATACTGACTAAGAGCAACCACTGAATCACTTATTGCTCCTCTACCTTTTAATGTTCTATCCCAAACAAGACTAGTAAATGGAGTTCCACCTCCTCCACCAGAAGGTGGTGTTCCAGCAGGAGGTACTCCTCCTGCTCCTCCACGTCCAGATGCTGTTATTATTCCTTTCTTAAAGGCATCCTTTTGTTTTATTAAACTATTGATTTGTCTTTCACTATTCAACTCTCTATTTTGTAATTCAGCTATTTCTTTATCTTGTGCTAATATCCTTTCATTTGTTTCTCTTTCTTTTTGTTTCTCTGCAACATATTGCTTTTGATCTTCCAATATTTGCTTACCGGAAGCAAGTTCTTTAGACCTTATATCTGTTTCAGAAACACCAAAACCAGTCTCAGATAAAGAACTTTTCCTTGTGGAATATGTAAAAGACCCAACGCCACCCTTTCCCCAACCCATCGGAATCATTTTCTCACGACCAAGCTGTAATGAATATGGCATAGCCTGACCACGAGCATATCTTGGATCTGCCATTCCTGTTTTATAATCTATGTTAGCAATATTCCCAGCTATTTCGAGAACTAAATCTGCCTTTCCTGCTAACACCATGCCGTATCTATTTATATCAGCCATAAAAGCCTTAAACTCTACAGATTCTTCACCAACAGCTTCTCTGACTTTGCGGATACGCTCATCCATATATTTCTGAGCGTCTTTTTGTAGAATTTGCGGTAGTTTTCTTGATACTTGAACTGCTCCAGTTTTTGCATCAACTGCTCCAGGTTCAGCTATTTGTAATGGAGCCAAAGTTTTTTCAACTTCAACACCCATACTCCTCAACATATGCTTATATTTCTTTTCTACACTACCACCTTGTTTTCTGGCAAGTTCTAAAACCATACTATCAATCCTACCAAAAATACTGCCAGGACCAACAAATGATTTTTCTATATCTCTTCTGAGATTAGCAGCAGCTCTTCCTATGGACTGTAATATTTTTGGATCTGCTACTTGTTCTTTGCTAAGAAGCCTTGTAGCCATTTTTGTAAACTGACCTTCAGCTTTTTCAGCTTCTTGTATCATTCTACTTTTATGCCCACCAGTCTCATACCCTTTTCCAGCTATAAACTTGCCAAGACCTCCAGTTGCACCTATTTTCTTTACAAATTGTTCTGAAAACTCATGAAATGCAGTTCCACCCGCCATTGCAATTCCAGTTTGTATGCCCTTAGCACCTTCACCCCATTTTTTACCAGAAAACAATGACCCTTCCATTGAACCAGTTACAATCCCCGCTGTACCCATCTTAGACTTTTGTATATCGGCAGCAAATTTTCTAACCCATTTATCAGGATGTTTTGCCCACTCTTCAAGATATTTCTGTATTCGTAAATTACTACCTTGTATGGATTCCCTTATTCTACTTACAGCTTCTTTTGGACCAAATTCTCCACCGGCAGATGTATCTTTTATCGCACCTTCTAATGACTTGTATATTTTTTCAGCACCACTACCCTTCTTCCTTGGATCCCAACCCATAATAGACATGTTAGTTACAATTCTACCATAGTCGGGACCACTACCTGCTCCACCAGTAGTTCCACCTCTGGGACCCCATCCAGCAGAACCCATAACGCCACCAACCATTCTGGCAGATCCTGCCTGAGCACTTGTGCTTCCTAAAGCAACTGTCATAGAAGTTATTGCATTAGAAATGGCAATTATATCGTCCTTCATCGTTCTTATCTGAGTCAGAGCAGGAACTAATCCACTTGTAGTGTTAACATTAGCCATTTTCTGAAACATATCACCAATTGTCTTAAATTTGTTAACACTACCAGATTCACCCATTTGCTTCATAGCACTAGCAATCCTACTAAAGGCCCCAGAAGCACTTTTAACATTTTTGTCAAACTTCTGTAAATGTTCTCCTGTAGCCATTATTGTTGCTGACGCTTTCGCAAACGCACTTATACCTTCTCCAGCTTGCTTACTAAAAGAAGCTATCTGACCAAAAGACTTTGCTACATCCTGAAAGCCTTTAAAATACTGCGTCTTAGTACCAACACGATTCATCTCCTTCATAAACGATATCATCGTGTCTTTTGTTTTCTTTAGTTTAGCATCACTAACTTGACCGAGAGCAGTATTGAAGTCTTGGACGCCTTTTTTCATCATCTCAATATCTTGTTTAAAATGACCCATTTCTGCACTAAACTTATTAGTCATTTTAACAACAAAATCAATCTCTCTATTAACCTTCTTAGCCATTTCTACCTCTTACCAGTATTCTTCTTGGTCTTAGCGTCGGCCTCTTTTTTTAATCTATCCATTTCTTCCTTCAACATTGCATTCTGCTCTGACAAAACTATCGCCCTAACAACATAGAAAAAATTTGATTGTTCTAACGCTCCTTCTTTGAATGGTAATGACTTTGAATTATCAATGTAATTTATTAAATTGGTTAACTTTATTGATCTTGAAGTTAACAATCCCAGAGGACATCTTGTTACGAAATCATTGTTTCTATTACTGAACCTAAATTTGAATTTCAATCTTTTTTTAACTCCACACGCACTACAAGTATCATCATTATTGTTTTCTTGACAAGATGGACATATCCAAGTTAAAGCACCATCACAATTACGAGATTTAAACATTTTATGATCAACGCAATATTCACAATCCCATTGATATGCTTTATCAGCTCTACTCAGCCAATCAGACCATCTTGCTATTAACCTCAATTCACTTGCTAAATCATCATCAACTTCAGATAGTTCCATTATTTTTTCAGCAAGTTCCTGTTGATAATGTGGGGAAATAGCACTAAAATTCTCCACATTAAATGGGATAACTTCACCATTTTCAAAGGCAAAGTTATCCCATCCGACTAGACCATACATGAGAACCCTTAGTATGAAATTACCAGAAAAACGAGGATGAAGTTCCTCACAAGAACGATATCCCAACACCGTTAACGGCCTGAGAATAAACGAAGTGGAAGACCCATTATTTCTGTCATTCTTACATATATAAGAAAAGACAGTTTTTGGGTCTAGTCTTAGCATTACCGAATTTTCCATAATACATTCCTACTGCTATGTTAAATTTCATCTTCTTCTATACCTCTGATATAGTTAGCGATTTCATCTCTCTCAGCAGGAGGAATGCAAGAAAAATTCTCAACATTAAATTCTATTTTCTCACCTGTATCTGCATAAACAAAATTTTTCCAACCTAACAGACCTTTCTTTAATGCCATCAGAGCTGACGATCCAGTAAGAAATTTTTCTCTTCTAGCATTACCTATGCCTGTCACATTAAACATTGCATCCCTAATTTCAGCTTGCTCATCAGCAGTTAAATACCTGACTTCAAAAGCTGTTCTATCGGCCTTTGGTGACTTTCTATCGGCCTTACAAACATACTCATGTGGTTTATCAAACCTTATACCTTTCATAATGAATTTTACCTCCTTCTGTTTTAATAGATTTAAAATAATCCTATTGCAAATTATTAGTATATATCCAAATTTCCGCTGTCTAAACCTTGAGTAAGCAATCCAATCCAATATACGAATAGTAGCAAGGTTAATGAATATGTAGGAGACTAACGGAAACCAAAACATACAAATTGCTAGTCTTATCGCCCTCCAATCTATTAACAGTAGAAAGAAGATCAAGACTATTATTAAATTTAAACTATAATCGACCATTTTGGCAAAAAGGCGGGGTTCTTAATCCCGCCTTTTTCATCAGTTATTTAATTATTAAATATAAGATTGTCCATTAGTTAAAACAATTCTCATATCGGGAATATCCTCCGTATCATCAAACAAAGCATTAAACGGAAAATCAGTAGCTATTAATTCCTCACCACCAACAACAGGAGTTGACCCAGAATACTTAATGTTCGGCAACCTAATCTGAATACTATAAAATGTAGAACTTCCACCAACATATTCATCAGAAGTGACAGTAACAACTAAATCTCCAGCAGTACCGTTTACAAACATTCTATAGACATCAAGATCATCAAATTCAAGATTCATTGAACCATCAGTCGTTCTCCTTTGTGGAACTAACGCTGCTCTCTGCCTGTCACCCAACTCATATTTATCACCATACAGATTATTATTAATTGTTGCAGTAAGACCCATAATGGATTGAGCAACAGCACCAGCCCCATCTCCCTTATTCAGTGTAACATCACCCTGATATCCAGTTAAGATATCTTCTGTTTGATATGTTGCACTAGCATTCTCATCCTTAAATGTAGTGAATGACCAAGTATCATTTGCAACTAATGTAACATTCTCAGGAAACATTATATCAAATCCAGTATCAGTGTCATTTTCATCTAAAATATTATACCAAGTATTGTAAGTTATAAGTGTTTCAGTGCTCCAATTCGCATTATCACTGGAACCCTTGAAACCCGCTGTTCCATCGCAGGCTCCACCAGTAGTAATATCAACATAGAACGTAGCACTATCTCCAGCATCAGTCCCAATGTAATTACCCCTAAACAATGGCATGATAGTTGTTGAAATTAAAAGAGTTAAATCCGTATCAGAAGTTGTAGAAATGGTCGTACTATTAAGATCAGTCATACCAGTAGACAGTGTATCTATATCAGCTCCTGCCTTCCTAGCTATCGTAAAATACGTAGACTCATATTCCATAAACTCTAATAACCCTTTAACATAACTAGTTTCCCAATAATAACCATCATGATCATAATAATTGCGTTCAAGAGAAAAATGATACACTGTATCACCACCATGAGCAAAATAGAACATTTCTCTTGTTCCGTCTAAGTCAAGTTCCAAAGTTGGTGTAGCAGAAGAACCTGCATATCTAACGGAACATAACGGAGCAGCCCATCCTGTATTAGAACCAACAACAGCAGGATCACCAATTGTACCTCCACCTTTAAACATAACATTAGCTGTTCCGGTAATGATCTCTCCGGGATTAATTGTGAATGAAAGAGAGTTGAGACGTCCACCATAATAATTAAACGCAGCAACATCCCTTCCAACCTCAAGTGTGAGCCCCTCAGGAAGATCTTGATGAGCATCCAAAGTGTGTTCATAAATACCATACCTATAATTAACTGGAAAAAACACGTATTTATTTCCACTTGTATCAGCACCAATTGCCATATTTTCAAACGCTACTTCAAGATTAACAACTCCAGCAGCAGTTTTCGCATAAGCAGTTGTACTATAATCAGAAGAACCAAGAGTTTGAGCAGCACTACCTTTGCTCGCAAGAGCTCTTGCAAAATATCCTCCATTAGAAGTATCAGTACCATCTCCCCATGGAGCATAACAACTATGATTAGTCGCACTATTGATTGAATTAATTACAGTTTGCACAGTTGTTCCGGGTGCAAACTCAACTTCCCAATTGTCACCTGCTGTAGTTCCAACAGATCTAATCATCGCACTTGTTAATGTGATAACTCTATCTGTATCACTACCATCATACACTATGACAAAGGCCACATCCTTCCTTTTTGTTCGCTTTTTGCCCAAAGCATGTTTCAATAAAGTTCCAAATCCCTCGGGAGCAAATTCGAAGTTAACATCACCTCCAGCAGTTTCTGTTCCTATCCTCTGTTTATGAATAGCTCTATCTGCCCTAACAGCAGCACTTACTAGATTAGTATAATCACTAACAATACCTTCACTAGTAAATTCGACAAATTTGTTAGGAGGTGAAGCAGGATAACCCCACTTGCTCTCTTCTTTAAAACCGATCTGGCCTTTACTTCCAACTGCCGGACCTACAGTTCTTACCATGATTGATACCTCCGTAAATTATTATTTTTAAAATCTTTTGTGGCTCACTAAATTGTTTAAGAAATAGATGTTACAATATCCTGATAGGGAGCTAACACTATCAGTCTGGCCGAAGCCATTAGACCACCAGACCTTATTCTGGGTGTATAAGAACATGACCTAACAATCGCTCTGGTGGATGTTAACCAACTATTTAACGAAGCATTCTCCATTATATGCCTCATTATTTTGTATGCATGTCGCATAACCAGATTTTTTCCTAAATCTGGATTAGCAACACCGTGATAATACCACAACTCTCCAACTATATCTAACTCATATCTGACAGTATTACTACCAATTGTCCTCTTATCATTAAATACAGCAGAACAAGAAATAGATAAAGAAGGAGTAACTGGAATTAAATGCACATCTTCCTTGAAAATTTCCTTCAGTTCTAATGATTCTTGACTTCCCTCAAGAGTTTCGTATGTGTTTAATATGAAATTATCAATTAAATTATCTACATCTATTGCAGTCATTATATTTTACTCAAAATTTTGTGTTGAACAATATCAGCAACCTTATCTTGCAACCCAGATCTATTAAAAAGTTCATGGCTAACTATTGCTCTTATGTCTTTTATTAAATTATCCGATACACCAATTGCTCTTAGATTTGAATTTAATTGTCTATTTATATAAAAAACATGCCTTATTGACATATCACTATCTTTAACACGTCTGTGACCGTAAAACTCCATTGGCCTTCCAGACCTTATTTCACCATGCTCAACATCATTAACAACTTTCTTCAATCCAGTAGGACCAAAATATTTATCATATTCAGCACGAGAGGGAGCAGAACTTTCCAAATTGTTAAGAATGTTAATAAAGCCCTTAAATGAACCTGATATCCATGATAGATTTGTATATAACATATTAAGTATTAATCCACCACTATAACTTGAACCAATGCTAATTCCTCTTCTTTTTGAACCACTAACTGATGTTCTGCCAATTGCAGCCTCAGAAAACACTTTTCCGACTAATTTTTCTATAATATCTAATAATAATTCAATTTTAAAACTTAAATCAGAAATAATTGACTCATTTACATTCTCAATACCAAAATTAACCAAACTATTATTGTTTGTAAAATCAAGAAAACTATTCGATAAAAATTCAAGCTCTATGGCATATGATCTCAACTCCTTTTCAGACCTATCAACTACTCTCTCATATTCATACAATAAATCTCTATATGAATATCCAGAAACATTCTCATAATCACCGCTGAACATATCTTTTAAATGTCTCTGCATACCAACATTGTGCTTTGATCTATCAGCTGAAAGGTTATTCAATGTTGCATCTAGTCTACTTTTAGAATGTGTTAGTATCCTATTATACTCAACAGCCAAACCATATCTTTGATTAAAGCTACCTTCCAACTTCATAAATTCTTCTTCCAAAAAATCATTAACTGTTGTTCTAACCTGTTGTAAAATTGATTTATTGAAAATGACATTAGAAACATGTTGAAGATCCTGCTTTTTTAATAAGGTTTTTCTACTAAACTCCTTGAGAAAACGATCGGCATCTGTAGCATCAAATATGACTTCCCAATTCTTTTTAGCTTGTGTTATTTTAGGAGTAGCAATACCCATATGTTCTCTTAATACAGGAAATGCTTCTTTTGTTTCCAAAATTCTAGCAGGATTATCAGTATATGTATAGTTATCAATCAAATTCATTATCCCTTCAACAGCTTCTTTTCCCTTACCACCTTTGGCATATAAGGATAACAATTGAACTTGAGCTCTCTCCAATTTAACATTTGTTTTAAGATCGCCAATAGCTGCTTCTATCAACTCCATATCAGCTCTTTCTCTAGCTTCAGAATATGACGTTTGCTTACTTGCATCAAGTTCACCAAAAACATCTCTACTGTCCTCATACAACAATCTTTCACCTGCTAATAACTCTTCTGTTGACAACTGCTCAGTTATCGTTTTTTCCTCACCTACCATCCTCCTAGTTATTACTCTCTTTTTCCACTCACTAGCTTGAGAAGCAGCATCTGCAACTAACTCTTCATCAGTTAATTGATCAGGATCCTGATCCAACTCATCAAGAAAATCTTCTAATTCTTCTTCATCATAAGTAGCCATTATGTTGAACCAATTGCCTCTTCTTCATTATAATCATAATCATACTGTTCATTAATAGTTTCGATTTCACCCTTCATGTTTTCAACTCCAGCCGCTTCTTTAATACCTATTTGTTCTTGCAAGAGAGGTTCATGAGATACAAATCTTGCATATCTAGAATACTTAAATTTAGCTTTACCTGGAATACTCTCAAGGTATAATTTGACAAAATTTTTACCTTGATTATACCATCTTCTAACCAATGTTGGAACTTGGTCAGTGTTTAAGTTTGAAAACACAGAAGTGAAAATAACACTTGCACCAATATATTGACAAGCTCTCTTTAATAAAGATGGAGGTGAAACAAAAGGAACATATTGATCATCTATAAACTCTAATGCCATACCATTAATTATTTCGTTAGCATCTTCTAAAAAGCCAATACCATCTTCCTCAGATATATTTGAATCAGTACGAAACTTAAACTGGTCTCCAGTAATAGGAGTTCCAGCCCACTGAGCAGCAGCTATAGTTATAATACCAGAAGTTGACGTGAAACTAGAGCTTATAGTTCCAGTACCATCAGGCGTACTAGTACCTTCTCCTCTATATAGAGTAAAAGCTGTACTAGAGGAAAATGTTATATGCCAAAGCTCACTTCCAGCATAACTATCAACTATAGAAGAAATACCTTTAAGAATACCACTTCCGGTATTTGAACTATAAGCCTTCGGTATTGTATATGAACCAGAAAATTTAACTTTATGCTGATTATTTCCAGCAACTGAGAGAACTCTCAGCAATCTTTTGGTATCATCAAGTTTACAGTAAGCCATATTATATAGTCCTTAGAAATTGAATTATTTCTTTTAATTTATTTTTATCCTTTATTGTCTTAACAATTGGCTTTTTCATTCCAAGGGTAGAAGCTAAAGTAATCAGCTCGCTTCTACCCTTGTCCTGAAGATCATCATCAAATCCTCCAGAAACAAATACAGGAGTACGCTTAATATCACTTTTGCTCTTATTTATCTCAATTTCGTACTCTTCATACTCACCTTCATCATCCAACCTAACAAACTTGCAAATTCTCAATTCCTTTTTAGAGTCGGTATGATATTGTTTGGTTTTATTTCTAGCTGCATCCATTAAATAATCTGAAGGATTTTTCTCTATATCTCCAACGTTATACATTTTACCCATATGGGTTAGTCCAGGAAATAAAACTTTAACGGCCTTTGGCATTTTTCGCCCTCCTTTTTTATTATTTAAACAATTTAATGAGCCACAAAAAATTTTATATCACCTGCATACTATCATTATGCGATAGTTGCAGCTATGAAACCACGTTTCCTATAAAGAACAGGAAGAGCATTAATACCAGCAATAATTTCAATCTGTTTAGGATCTTTATTAAGAAAAATAGTTTCAGCAAATTTTCCAGGAGCGGGATTAGTGAGACTACCCTGTCCATAAACAGCGTCTACACTAATAACCTCACCTTTTGGACCAGATCCCGGAGGAAATTCAAGTTCCATAAGAAATACATTATCGGGAATGTATGTTTTATAACATCTCAACATACTCTGGGCTGGATATGTTCCTGTAACTGTAGTTCCTGTAAAATCAATTGTATCACCAGATATACTGGCAATAGTCATATTCTCCTCCGCACTTTCATCAGCAGCAGAGAATTGGCAAACATCGGCAGCAGCAAATCCCTTAGCATCGTCCATAACTATGGTAGTTACTGATCCTGCGGCTTGAGCAGCCTGAGAATAAGTAATCAAGTTATATCCTGCATCATAAACTTCATATTCATAATTGCCAATATAGGTACTGAAAATTTGTTGGAGTATCTTACGACTCATAAGACCAACATTGCCAGCATTAAACACTCGATCAACAAGAGCTAGTACCCTGGCATTCCTAAACAAATACTGTTCACACATTGTATTAAACCAGAATTTCTTGACTTTACCACCAGACCCACGAGCAAGACGTACCCAAGTCTGAATATCATTGATTGGGTCTGAAGTCGCAGCTGTACTCCACAACGGAGAAGCAGTAGGCCTCTGTCTTCCAGGAATATTATATGAAATTGTAAACTGAACCTTATTATCGTTGATAGCTAAGGTATTAGCAACCGGAGGTTGCCACCTCATCCATTCAATTCTTGTTTCTAACCTCGAATCAAGATCAATCATAATATCGGCAATAAGCTCCGCAGCAGTTGATCTTTGCTCCCACGTCCCAAGTTTTCTCAATGTGGTCACATCAGACTCACCAAGGATAACTTTTTCACGAAAATGAGCAGGCTCAAAAGACGCTTGCCCGACACCCCTACGATGGATAACCGGAGATTCGGCTCCTCGTGCGACTGCTTGAGTCATTCCACCAAGTGGTCTTTTTATATCCCATTCAACCTTTGGTCCAGGCTGAGTGACTAACGGCATAATATCCTGACCACGATAAGTTTCTGTCTGAGGAGGAATGTCATCAATCACCTTCATAAGATACCTCGGGGTCAAGAGTGTGCTTTCTACTAATGCATCCATATTTATAACCTCCTAAATTGTTTTATATAGTTAATTGTTCACTAAACTGCTATGCAGACGGACTATCAACGAAAGTCAAATGCTGCATTTCCTCAACCTGATCATCAGTAAGGGCAGTTGAAGATGAGTAGTTATATTTAATTTTACTCCAATCAAAAGTCCCTTTAATATATGCTTTAACAGGCTGATCACCCCAAGAAGCATCAAGGATTGTTTCTGCTAATACAACAGCGTCACCAAGGAACTGAGTAGGAGTACCGTTAACACCATTATTTCCAGCTTCAGTATCAACGACATTATAAGTCCCGTCAGCCAAATCAGTATCCTTAGTCAACAAAACACCCTTAGGAATCTTAACCACTCCTGACCCAAATCCGGCAGCAGCATATCTCGCAGTTGAATCAAGCGTAACGCTTATTAACTGAAAGTTACCGCTTCGAAGGATCTCAGAATCGAATTCCCCTGTTTGAAAAGTTGTTCCAGGTTTCATAACTATGACCTCCTATAATTAATAATTAATTTTTATTACGAAAAATCACGCTTTGTTATAGTCGTTTCTTTTCTATTCCAGAGCAATGCTCTGACTAACGTTTCTGTTCTATCATAAATAGCCATCCCAGATGGAATCCTATTAATCCTTTGACATTTATTCCACTGAGCAGTAGTTATCGCTAAGTTACTTGAATTATTATAATAAACCTTACCAGACTTGATGTTGCACTTGATGTATGCAGGAACAACTCGATCCTCAGCATCTACTATTCTTCTACGTTTATTGCCCATAATATAGGCATAAATCATATGTTCTTCTCGAGCCAAAACAACAACATCCTTCATATACTGAGTCGGAGTACCATTTATAAAACCATCAACAGTACTCACAGGAAAATATTTATCGCTATATCCAGTAGTTGGTGCTAATAGCAAACCCTTTCTCAGCTTTGTTGTATCAGCAGAATTACCATCATCTCGAGAAGTAGAATCAATGGTCACGGAGATAATTTGATAAGTCCCATCCATTAACAGGTCGTCATCATAAAAACGACTCTGTTCTCCGAAACCTGATGCTGCAAAATTTACATCTTGTGACATCTGTCAACCTACTTCTTTTCTACTAAACGAAGACCCTTTTTCCTGAAAGACCTACCAATAGCTTCGTTTTCCATTTTATTTTGCTCTTCTTCTGTAAAAGAAACACCGTCGCCTATATTGGTTTCCTCATTATAGTTAGCACGCTGAGAAGTAGGAATGGCTTCAAGAATCTTAAGAACAGCTTCGCGAATTGTAAGTTCAAGATCAACACTCTTCTCTTCTTCGCCTTCACCAATTGTTTCAGTAAATTTTATAATCCTATCCTCTTCCTGATCACTAAGCATAATCTCTTTGGCAATACTAACAACAGCAGGATGATGATGTTTATCAGTAAGAAGCTTATCACAAATCCGATCAATCTCAACAACACGAGCTCTTTCATCACTCGCAATCTGTTTACTATGAAGTGTTTTTGTCTTCTCTTCATATTTTTCAATTTTATCAGACATTTCCTTCATTTCTTTTTTCTGTTCAAGGATGAAATCTTGCAACTCTTTATTGTTATCATCTGAAGATTCATCAAGCTTTTTCTGAAGCTCATCATTCTTTTTCTCAAGCTCCTCGTTCATTGCTTGCAAATCTTCAAGAGTCACATCTTCATCCTTAACAGCAGGATCACGTTTAATATCTTTTTTCATACTATTTACCTCCTTGGTTTGTAATCTATAAACAGAAACGTCGGAATCATCACTGTTTAATGAAAATTCTATTTTCTTCAGTTTAGAAATAAATGGTCTATTAGTTAAAGCTCCACCCATTATGGCCGGACCAAATTCTTCACCACTTTCTGGATCCTCATAGTTATCACTGTATTCAATGCTAAAATATCCATAACGTTTCTTTTCAATGCTATCTTTACCCTCTTCAGTAAGTTCAGTTGTCCCTATGAGTACGCCTTCTTCAATCTTAAGTTCTTTTAACCAACCACTTGCAGCTTCAGCTTTGTGATTCCAATCAAAACTAATCTCTCTACCAACTATCTCTTCGTTAAAATTAGTGACCATACTTTCAAGCATTTCTTCAGTAATTTCAAGATCACCATAAATCTTATGCTTGAAATCCCCTACCCTAAGCATTTCAATATTAACAAAATTTTCAGCTAATTCAGATACAATTTCCGAATCTAAAGAGACTATGCTGAAAAACTTGCCTTTATCAAAATGCACATCAGATAATTTCTTTCTTTTTTTGCCCATAGCATCTCCTTAAATTAATTTACCAGCAATCTCACAATTACTATTCTTCTTCTTATCGCAATGTTTATTCAAAAGACGTTTAGCCTTAGAAGCTATTTTTGGTCTTTTTGGAGCTCCACGAGCTCCACGAGCAGCACTATACGCAGCCTTAAGACCTCCACAATTAACAGTACCATCAGCATTTTTATATGGAAACTTTTTCTCTTTTGGCATGAGAAAATGATTAGAAGGAACTTTCTTACGAGCAGTAGGAGCAGTCCATAATGAAATTGCACCAAACTCCTGCAAAATAACCCTATATTCAGTTTCTTCTAGATCAAACATACTTTGATCAGGCGGAGGATCATACCCACTACTTGCCATTTTTAAATCATCCGGCAATGTATCATCCAAATCACTATCCCAATCATCATACCAATGACCACTCCCATTATCAATAAGAATTCTAGCAATGGAAGTATGTATCTCTTCTAATGACTTTTCTGAATAGCCTTTCAAACTCTCTTCACCAACAAGAAGCGAAACTGCTCTGCGAAGTTTGTAAAGATAATGAACATCCCTATGGTCTTTACTTGTTGCAGAAGTAATAACTATAACACTGCCATCATCCTCTAACAACTTCTTTTTTGGTTCAAAGATTTTAAACATAACTAAGCTCCCTTAATATGCATATTGGATCATAACTTGATGTCCGCTAAGATCAGTCAAATAAGTAATTGTGCCACTTGCTCTTGAATAATCAGTATCCTCA